AGAAATTAGAGAGCGTAGAAAAGAAGGTTGCTAACGATAAAGCTGGAGGACGTAACCTTCTATTAGATTCAAATGTTAAATATGAAAAAATGGATTATTTAATTAATCAATATACTCTATCTGAAAACTTTTCTACAGGTGAGGAATATACTTTTGTAATTAAAGGTAGTGTTCCACAGGGACAGAAATTTGGCATTTGGCAGAATGGTGGTTCGATTAATGTCGGGTATGCAACAAGTGTTTATGCTAGTGGGATTACTTATGTGACATTTAAAGCTGTTGCAACGACGGTAGGTAACGAGAAGAAATTGTCTTTATACAATGCCCCCCAAAACACAACGAAAGCGACAGTTGAATGGGTTGCTTTATATAAAGGGAATAAACCGCAAGACTGGACGCCAGCACCGGAAAATCAAGTAACAAATGATGATTTTACTAAAAAAACAAATGAGATTATCAAAAGTGTGGAAGGTACTACAGAAACTATTAAAAAAGTAGAAAAGACACAAGATGATTTCAGTGAACGTGTTAACACTGTAGAAAAGACAGCAAATGGAACAACTCAAAGTGTTTCGAAATTACAAGAGATTCAAACTCAGCAAGGAAAGACAATTAGCGAGGCTACTACAGCGATAGGTCAACATAGCGAAGCATTGAAGTTAACAATGAAAAAGAAAGATGTTGAGGATTATGTAGGTGGGTTAGGTACTGTCAACGAGTTGCGTGATGCTGATTTTAAGTCAGGGCAGAAATATTGGATTTGGAATAGTGGTAATGGGGCTATTGGCTCTGTTGATACAAATTTAAAATACAAAGGTATGAATACATTCTCAATTACCGTTACTGGACAGACTCAAGATCGTTGGTGGGGGCTAACAAGTCAATTCATTGAGTGTCAAGTTAACGAGGAATTTGTTGCATCAGGTTATTCCAATACTGACGGGAAAACACCTATTGATAGTGGCGGTGCATTTATTGAAATTGAATGGTGGTCTTCTGACAAAAAAACTCGTATTAAAACAGCTAGAACTAATGTCAAGGTTGTAAATAATACGTGGGTTCGTGCTGTATGTACAGACAAAACACCTGCTAATGCATCGTTTGTGAGATGGCGTTATTACGTTGCGAGAAATGGGCGTTTGTGGTGTGCCGCACCTATGTTGCAACGTGGCACTATAGCAAGTGAATTTTGGTTACATCCGAAAGATCAAAATGATGTTGATAAAATGATGGAAGATATCGCTAATAAAGTAGCTACCGAGAAATACAATCAGAAAGTTACAGAGTTAGAAAGAAGCATCACAGCAAATGGAGAAGGCGTTACTATCCTCGCAAAAAATCAGGAAATCTTTATAAACGATACTTATGATGCCTATGTAAAAAAAACGGAATCTAAGTTACAAGTGTTAGATGAAGGAATTATCGCACAGATTTTAAAGGATGGTATTGTTACTGCTATTAATATGTCCCCCGGAAAAATTACAATCAATGCTGCGAAACTGGATATTAATGCAGATACAATGGTGAAGTGGTTAACGGCAAAAGGTATTGATACTAACATCATTAGAATTAACGGTGACAAAATCACAATTGATAAAAATGGTGTAACAGTTAAAATGCTAGATTTCCTCTACGAAGACGAACGAGGAACAAAAACAACCGTTATGTCTAAACGTAATTTAATAGCGGATCACGATTTTTCAAGTGTTACAAAGAAAAACATCGGGCACGCTGATTATTCGGGATTTGAGGGTGGATATGGTCTTCCGTGGAAGGCAAACGGCAATGTAATTATAGAAAAAAATACATCGATATTTAATTACGAACAAATGGTGAATGCAGCACGAGTAGATATGTATAACTATCCTGAAACAACTGTTAAAAACGGTATACATCCTGGTAATATTTACACAGTATCAGCACACTTCCGTTGCGCTATGGTAAACGGAAAGAGGGTAACTGCTAAACCACAGCTGCATGTTTGTTATGTAACGTATAAAGATAATGTTCATTACGATATATGGTACGAAGCAAAACTTTCATTCGATGCACCTAGTACCTTTTACGGTGATATTCAGCGTAGAGCATTTACTTTTACAGTTCCAACAAGTTACAAGCCGGGGGAACACGCTGTTGTTATAAAAGTGGAATCTGCGGATGCTGACATTAGACAAGGAACAGCAGTTTGTGTGTCAGGTGTAACCTTAGTTAGTGGCAAATATGCATCTATGTATGATTGGGATAGAGCATCAGCAGAAAGGGCAGATGGCATTCAGCCATTCAACCAGATTTCAGTAGGCGGCACAAATAATAATATAGGTCCATCACCAGACGGGCAAACTTTCGATATATCGACAGAAAAAGAAGTCAAGTTCTTCACTAATATAAGAGCGGTACAAGGTGTTAACCTTGGTGGAAATGCTTTTCAAGGTTGGGGACATATACGTTTTACAGATGGTAATCTCGGCCCAGGATTTTATGTGAACACTGCGAATGGTTGGAAATTTAATGCCCTTGGATAAAAAAGGAGAGATATAGAATGAATAAGTATGATATTCAAATGATGCCACTTCAAGCAGATGAAAGCTTTCCTTTTATGGGGAGGCTGGTAGATGCAAAAAGAACTGATACAGGAATTTCCATCCAAATACCTGCTGATATGTTAAATAATGCGGGCATTCCTGACGGCACTAGTAAGGTCGAGGTATGGAGAGAAATGTCTGACGGAACAATCTGTTTCAGAATTGCGACAAGGTGTGAATTGTGTGGACGCGGTTCTCGTTTGTATGAATTAGACATGGGATTCGCAAAGAAGAATATTTGTGCAGAGGATTATTTTAAACTAACAGGCAAAAATCCACCACAAGATCTAGTAACAACTGAAAATACAATGCAAACAGGGCAAGAGCAGCAATAGCTGGTCTTTTTTATTTTGCATAAAGGAGTGAAAATAATGGAAGAACAGGTTTTCAATGTAATGCTATCACAGGGTGCCTTTGGCGCCCTTTTTGTTTGGCTTTTATTCTCTACACGTAAAGAGAGCAAGGAGTTATTAGAATCGACACGACAAGAGAATAAAGAGCGTGAAGATAAGTATCAACAAGTCATTGAAAAGAACCAAGAAGTCATCGAAGAGCAAGCTAAATCATTCGGTTCTCTATCTAAAGATGTATCAGAAATTAAACAAATTCTTGGTACGAAAGGTGAGAAATAATATGAAAAAAACAATTAAACTAGTTTCCTCTGTATTTATGACTCTATTGCTCCTGTTAAGTTTCTCAACAGGGGCTTTTGCTGATAGAACGCTTATTATTCCTGATTTACCAAAACAACCATATCGTTATGGTGTTGGAGCTTACGAGGGCGTTGTAGCTCATTCCACAGCAACTCCAGAAGCACCGGCTATTAATATTCAAAAATACGAAACTCGCACATGGAGAAATGCATTCGTTCACTATGCAGTCGATTGGAACGAAACAATCCAAATTGCTGATACGCGTTACATTGCTTATGGGGGCGGACCTGGTGCAAATAAACGCTTTGTACATGTAGAGCTTTGCGAAACAGCAAATTATGATAAATTCAAACGCAGCTATGATAAATATGTGAAGTTACTAGCTAAAATCTTACGTGACCGTGGATTATCTGTAGAAAAAGGATTGTGGACTCACTATGATGTGACTAAACACCTTGGAGGTACAGATCATGAAGATCCGCTTGATTACTTACGTAGCCACGGTGTTTCAGAAGCTCAATTCCGTGCTGATGTGCAACGTGCATACAATAATTCTAATGTAGAAGTTTCAGTTCCTGAAAAGCCGTCTAAACCAGAAGAAGTACCAACAGCTGTAACAGATGGTATCGCTTATATTGAAGGGTACAACGTTAACTTACGTAAAGGACCAGGTACAAGCTATTCTAAAATTCGTCAGTTAAATAAACCAGAATCATATATTGTGTGGACTGAAAAAGACGGCTGGCTGAATCTTGGCGGAGAGCAATGGATTAAATACGATTCTTCTTATGTGAAATTCGATAAGAAAAGTACAGTGGATTCATCTATTGTAGGGAAACGTGTTGTGTCAAAAGTGGACAACCTACGTTTCTATGATTCTCCTTCTTGGCAGGATAAAGATGTCGCTGGTTCTGTAGATGCTGGATTAGGATTTACAATCGATGCGAAAGTAAATGTTAATGGTTCATCGCAATACAAAGTACATAATAGCAAGGGTAAAACATACTATGTAACTGCAAACGCAGCCTATGTCTATGTGAAGTAAGGGTGTAAAAGCCGTCTCTATTTTGGAGACGGCTTTTTTCAGTTTATAAAACGTTGTAGTTACTGTAAGTTGTATCACTCTAATTCATCTTCACTTACAAGGTACTCTTTCCAATCAGCAAAACTCTTAAATACAATCCGATTCCCATGTTTATTTCTTTGATATCGTGCTTGTTTTTTTGTAGGCTTGTCTACAAAATCCCAATGACGATTTCCGTCTTTTGTAATTGCATAATATATGCCTTTTCGTTCTTCAATAAATTCTAATGCTTCATCAAATGTATAAGAACGGGCATATTCGTTTCCCAACTGGACTGAAAAGAAAGAGTTATTAGAATAAGAATTATACTGGGTTCCAAATGACATTTGCATAGCAAAATCAATTTTTTTGCTTCCGTGTTTATCAAAGAGATTTCTAAATTCTTTTATTCGCTTTTCAGTAAGGTATTTCAGTGTGTCATCAGTTATATAATTTATTATCTTTTTTTCTTCGTCTGTAAAATCAGATAAAGCTTTTTGAGGAGTTAAGGCTGCAAATCCGTATTTTGCGACGAGGGAAGATAACATTGTGTCTTTATCGCCTTCATTTGCAACGCACTCTTGTATAATATTACCTTCATCATCTAAATCTTGTATAATGATTCTTTTTTTCTTTAATTCATTTGGAATATCTCCAGGATGGATTCCTATGTAACCTTTATTGGAAGCATATGAAATGAGTGTCATATATTTTACCCCTTTCTCCTTATATTCTCTTTTCATAATACCAGAATGCAAAGTCATTTTTAAAGTGATTCTCTTTGTTATAATCAGTATTGAGGTGGTAAAAATGATTATAAAAAGAAAAAGTGGAATTATTAATTTGTTTCCGGAGAAGTTTAAAGATAGAGATAGCTATGTACTAGTAGACGAGTGGGGATATCATTTAGAAAAAAAAGAGGTTTTAAAAATAATAGAAGAAATAAAAAAAGCCTACGAAGATGAAGATATTAACAAAATGATTAATTATAGAAATAAAGAAACAACAATATACCAATCGGGATTTGATTTTGAAAGGCATGGGAGATATATACATTCTAATATGCCTGTTTATAAGTTTAAAGAGTTTAACAAAAAATCTAGTCGTGTGCGTAAAATGGAATGCGCTTTCTGTGGTAAGTATTTCACAAGTGAGACTCAAGATGGTTACTATAAATTAACAACTTCCTTTATGCTTAGGAAGGGGGTTAGTAATAGTTCAGAAGAAGCATGTAGTGAAATATGTATTCGTCATATTTGGGATGAACTTTTAAACGAGTGGTTAAAAAAAGAAGGGCTTGAAGAATACATCCAATAAGAACACATTTTTATACTTAGCTGTATTGTACTTAGTTAATTTAAGTAGCTTATAGAAAATTAATTAAAATAAAAAGACCGATTCCTTTTTTCTTTATAAAAATGTAAAGAATAACTGTTTCTAAGTGGGAAAATGCATGTAAGGATAATTAATAAACATAAAAATTATATTTTAAAAATATATTGTTTTTAAGATTTTATTATGTAGAATAAACAGGGATAGGTAAATTTTACAAATGAGTTGATATACAATATAAAAATAGTTTTATGTAAGGGGAGATAGAAAAGGTGCCTAAAATTTTAAAGCCAAAAGATGTGACTGGTACTACTAGGTTTAATTTAGATTTTCAACTAAGTAAATCTGTTAAAATACAATTAATTAAGGAATTTAAAAAGGATTATCCTGTCCTTAAGGAAACACCGGCCTCCATAAAATTAATAAATTCTAATTATACAAATGGTATAGAGATAGGCGATAAATTTATTTCTTTTTTTCCGGAATTACTTAAAGGGCAAAAAGAAAAAATAAGGGAAAGAATTTATAAACATATAGCAAAAAAATCAGAAGTTTACTATAGTACATCTAAAGAGAGTCTGGAATTATCGATATCATCATTATTGGCTGATGATATTAGATCCTGTGCAAGTCTATTATACTATGCATTACATAAGTATATAAATGGTTCGATGTATAGTTTTTTCAATAATCAATTGATGCTAGAAGATCATAAAGTTGAATTAGCAGAGGTAGATCATTTTACCAGTGCGAACTTTTATTCATTTTCGAAAGTGTATAATAATGCTACTACAGATATTGCCGTCGAAAATTACAAGAAGAAAATTTGTACTAAAAATAAGTCCGCAAATCCTTTTCTATTAACCAAATACATAATAAAGGGAGACTTAAAAGAATTAGAAGTATATTTACTTCCTTATATAAATTATATCTCATATAATTTATTTAACAAACAGTATGATGATAAACATTTTGCCAAGCATCTAAATCAGCTAATTAAAGGTTTTTTCTCAAAGAAAAATGCAGGAGATAAAGTGAGTCAGGAAGAGGAAGTGAAAGCTTCTATAGCATTTTCAATAGAGAAATCATTAGTTGAAGAAGAGGATAAAAGTCTTTGGATGTTATATATTCTAGCGTTAAGGCTGTATTGGTTAAGGCAAACTGCGGATTATGAATTTGATTTTGAAGTAAAGACTTCAATTCGTGAAATGAGTATTCTGTTATCTGCTGTTAAATCTTTTCTGGATATACAGCTACAAAATGAAGAGAGCAAACAGTTAGAAGACTCTAAAGCAGGGTTAGGTGAGGAGTTTAAAAGCAAAGAAAAATCATTAGAGCAGGATTTTAAAGAAAAAGCCGATCAGGATGAAATTAAAGATAATAAAATGTATAGTGTAGATATAAAATTTCCTTCTGAGATACATATTGATCATGAGGTATCTATATTTCTCACCGCTTTACATTTAGATTCGTTTTTTAAGAAGGAAGAAATAATACGGGTACTTAACTTTACAGAACATATAACAAACGAAGGAAAATATTTCATTTTTGAATCTGCAGTACTGTTAGCTCCTCAGTTATATATATATATAACTGAGGATGGAAGATGGACAGCATGGTTTAAAATGGATGAGTTTGCGGCGTTTGTAAAATTTTCTGATTTAATAGGAGTTTTCCAAGAATTTCTCAACTTGTTAAAACAGGGGTATAAAAAGGCATTTGAAAATGAGTTTTCACCAAGATTAATTTATTCTATCCCTCTATATGTAACTAAATCAAAAAATTTACTAGATGCAAATTCTATTGTGAAAATGGATGAAGCTATGCAAAAGCAGACAAAAGATATATTGAGGCTATTTGTAAATCGATTAGGTTACAATTTAAAGACTCCACGTAATTCATTTAGTATAAAAATTAAGGATTTAATTGTAGAGTTTAAATTGATATTTAATCCTAATCGTTTTACAGACATTGTTCCTTTCGGTACTATGTTTGTTAATAAAGTAGTGAAAAATCCTAAAAATAAAGTATTTATTAGTTTGGTAGTTAGTAATGATGAAGAAGAATCAATCAAAAAAATGATGCGAATAAGTAGTAATGCTTATATAGATTTAATAAAGGATTTTAAAATGGATAATGCATTAGAAGGATTTACTTCATTGAACGTTACTTCTTACGAATTGGAAGAATTCATAAACAATAAGGATAAAAGAGATAGTCGTTTATTGCATTCTATCGTGTCAATAATAAACCAGGTGGCTTATAATAAGATTATGATGGGACAAATAGAAGGGGTTTATGAAATCATTGAAAAATGCATTGGATTTCCTGAAGTGGCGCCATATGCTGTAGCCAATAAAGCATTATTTTATTTAAGAAATGAATCTTTGAATATAGATGAATGCGAAGAAAAAGGTAAAGAATTATATAAACATGCTATGGATATAGAGCATGATAGCAAGGGTGAATATATAGAAAATTTAGAACAGAAATATAATTATGAAATGGCAAGGTTTTATTTTAAAAGAAAAGTAAATTACCAAAAGGTCGAAGAGTATCTACAAAAAGCAATTAGTTTTGGTGAGGAAGGGCACTACTACAAAGATTCTATTAAACTCCATACTGAATTTTTAAATGTGATAACATTAATGGAAACGGCATCAGATGTTTCATTAAGTTATTCTGAGGAAACCACTGGCAAGTTGGGAGAGAAAAAAAACAGTGAATGCCCGTTCCCTAAAGAAACAAAATTAGTAGGAACAGGTGAAATAACAATAATTACATCAGAAGGTAATTTGGATAATGAAAATTTACCAGTTATGTATGTGAATGAAGATACCTTGGTAATGGAATTTACTATGAACTTAGTAGGTTTTGAAAAGGGTGAAGCGGTGTATATTTATATGGATAAAATTTTTGAAAAAACCGAACAATCCTTAGATTTAACACAAACAACAATCACTTTAAAAAAAGAGATGCTAAAATTAGGTGTTCACACTGTAACAGCTGTTCAGTTTAAAGATAATAATCCGTTGGGGAAAATATTAAGCTTTATTGAAATGAACTTTGAAATAAAAGAGAGGAAATAATAAAAAAGCCTACAATTTGTAGGCTTTTTTATCTGTAATAACAATTAAGAGAAGAATATGAATAAAACTAGTTACTAAGAATCGATGATAATCCCGAAAAGAAAAGTAATGGGGATATTTTATCTGAAGTAATACTAAAAATAAAAATGTTCAATGTGATTATAAAAATATAAGTATCCATGGATTTTAATGAGTAAATATTCACCCACAAACCCACACACAATTCACCCGCAAAAATGAGAAAGTGGTGAATCATTATGAAACACCACTTTTATAAAAACTTGATAAATTAGCGTTTTTTTGTTCAAGTTAAAATTTGATGAATCCAGAGGATATACTCCGCACGCAAGTACACTAATGGGAAAATAATAAATTGATGTTAATGATTTATGTGTACAATTTAGAGAATTAAACAAATTTAATTTTTCATGTTGTTTACATATATAATAGAAGATAATAAAAAAACTGCATATTTTCATTGGTGTCATCATATTGGTGTAAACCTAAT